TCACCCGGACTGCTTGGCAAAGTACGCTGCGGCCTTTTTTAGGATGTCGCGCTCCTCGGTCACACGCTTGAGCTCAGCCTTCAGGCGGCGCATCTCGTCGGCTTGCGAGCCCTGCGCTTGGCGCTGGTGAGGCGACGTTTGCTTGGCCTTGATCCATTGATACAGGCTGTGCTGGCTGACGCCAAGCCTAGCCGACACATCGGCCACCTTGTGGCCTCGTTCGGTGATCTGTTTGACCGCTTCGATCTTGAATTCTTCGGGGTATCTCTGCTTGCTCATGGCACCTCCTATTGGGCCTCAGGTTTGAGGCTCAAAGGTGTCTAGAAAACCAGGGGCGATTCATCTCCTCCGGCGAGCCTAACGGCAGATCTATCGTCTATTACACGCCGATGCAACAGGTGCTGCACGAACTGTATAGCTACTCCCTCGCTCCGGCCGACCTGCCAACCGCTGCCGGCGAAGACAATCCTCTTTCCTCCGGCGGTGAGAACGCTGGGTGGGAACTGGCGCCGACCGACGGGTGAGGCGTACCGCTGCGGTCCACTCTGGATGAAGGCGAACGGGTCGGCGCTCAGGTTGCTGGCCTCTGTCATCAGCATTCCGTGTGGTACCCGGTTTAGCTCTTCACTTAGCAAAGCGCCGCCTCCGTGTGGCGCTTTGCTATGTAGTTGAACAGCAAACGCCGGCCTATCAGTTATCGAGCCGCACCCTTGCAACATCAGAGTAATGTGAAGTCACCTCCACACCTGTAAAGCTGTAGCCCTCCACCTGCGCGGCCACCAGAGTCGTTTCACTTCCGGCAAATGGGTATAGCACGCGTCCGCCTGACTCACAGATTCGCACCAGCTGCCGCATCAACTCTGTCGGCTTCCCGGTCAGGTGATGCTTGTCAGCCTTGCGCACAGGCTCACGGATGACACCAGGCAGCACCGGCGTGCGGCGGTCCAGCGGCATATTTCCCTTGCTGCCCCAGACGATGTATTCGGCCTGGTTGCGGAAGCGGCCCAGTTGCGGCCGCACTCCTTCGGTCTTGTCCCAGTCGGTGATGCCGCGCCAGTGAAGCCAGCGCTCTGCAGCGCATCGGGGGTTAGCGACAGCTGCCGCCGCCGGGCATTGCACCACCTGAGCCGTTCCCCCCGTTTCGACTGCGCGCTAGCGCAGTGTGTGAATTCTGCTTATACGCACCTCAGCGCTGAGCGCTCACGATGCGAGCCGTACGTGCTTAAGATTCGATTTATGTACAAACACGTCTATTCACCTACTAGCATTTTTTCCTAGTTTATGTACAACCAAGGGAATCATGCGTGATAAACAATAAATCCGATTTGAACAATTGTTGCTACCTAATTCAACGCGTATTTTCGCCTACGCCACTGCGCGGCCCAAGAATCCGTGTACAGCCATAAAAAACCAAAGCGCTAAAAGCGAAGCAGAGATTTTATTTGCGAATCAATCAAGATTTCATAGTTCACGGACGTCTCGTCGGCGCCGCATAATTTCCCCCAGTCTACGAGCGCAATTTGAGGTGTCCCATGCGTGATTCAATCCCGGTGCGTTATAACAACGCTCCTCCCATGGCCGATGACTATTGCCAATTGAGGCTGCTTGCGGGGATGAGTCCAAAAGCAAAACAGACGGCCGAGGCATCGCTACCAAATACAGTCTTTGGCGTGTCCGGCTATCAGTGCGGCGAACTTGTCGCCATGGGGCGGATCATTGGCGATAGTGGTTGTCACCTTCAGCTATGTGATATCGCCGTACATCCAAGACTGCAGCGGCAAGGCATGGGCAAAGAGGTAATGCGGCGGCTAAACCATTGGATGGAGCACAATCTGTTGCCAACCGCAGAAGTCAGCCTACTCGCCAGAGGCTCTAGCCACCTGCTTTATGCACAATATGGATTCGCACCCACAGCGCCGGCTTCTATCAGTATGTGCCGCCGACGCTGATAGTTAAAGTAAACTACTCTGCAGGCCAAGCCTAATAAACGAGCAGTGAGGCAGCTTTAAAATAATAGCTAAGCATTAATGAGTTCCTATGCACCACAGGCGCTTAGAATTCCGACAGCCATTGCTCTTCGAGTAAAGCTTAGCCGTCCAAGAAGACGGCCAAGTCTATTTTAAATTCCGGAGATTCGGCCACTGGCAACTGTTGCATAGTGCTCGGTTTTTTCCACCCCAGTCCAGCAATAACCCTCAAGTTCCGCCGCAACCAAGGTTGTCCCGCTCCCTGCAAACGGATCGAGCACCCGCCCGCCTGACTCGCATATCCGCACCAGCTGCCGCATCAATTCAGTGGGCTTGCCGGTCAGGTGATGCTTGTCAGCCTTGCGCACAGGCTCACGGATGACACCAGGGAGTACTGGCGCGCGGCGGTCCAGCGGCATGTTGCCCTTGCTACCCCAGACGATGTATTCGGCCTGGTTGCGGAAGCGGCCAAGTTGCGGACGCACGCCTTCGGTCTTGTCCCACACGGTGATACCGCGCCAAGTGAAGCCCGCGATCTGCAGGGCGTCGGTGGTCAATGGCAGCTGCCGCCAGTCAGTAAACAGCAGCACCGGCGCGCCGTCCCTGAGCACGCGAGCGCACTCGGACAACCACAGGTGCATCCACTTCAGGTGCGAGCGTTGGTCGCGCTCGTCGCCAACGAAGTCGGCGTGCCCTCCATCCCGGCAGTACTTGGTCGAGGGCGGCCGCGCACGGGCAGCGGCGGTGAGGCCGCCGCTCGCATACGGCGGGTCAGTGATCAGCGCGTCGAACGAATTCGCTTCGAGCGTGGGCAGGATGGTCAGGGCGTCGCCCTGGAGCAGCTGGTTTTTCATGGTGAGAGCCTTCTTGGATTCGCTCGCGGCGATCGGATGTGAGGCTCTCGGCCTTCAGGTGATTGAGCGTGCCGCAGCGCGGGCACTTGATCTGGATTTCATCGAAGGCGCCAGCCTTACACAGCAGGCGGGCGCATTCGCCACAACGGAGATTCTTGAGCATTGCGTGGTCTTGCGATGGGAAAGGGTTACGCGGTCGCTGGCGGCGCGTATGGGGCGAAGGCGATCACCTCATCGCCCACCCAGTCGTTGATCTTCAACATGCGCGCCTGCAGGGGTTCGAGCTCGTTGGCGGCCCACACGGCAGCGGCCTCGCGGATGGACCCGAATCCACCGGCGTTCTGCGGCACGATGCCCATGAGTTGCGGCGGGATCCGCAGCGCGGCCAGCATGTCGTCGCGCGTAATGCCCTTGATGCCGCTGAACTCGTCCTTGGCTGCCACCTCGCTGACCGGGATCAGCTTCAGGCCGTCCTTGTTGCCGCCTGGCGAGTACAGGAACAGGTTGCGGAAGTTGCCCGGCCCCTTAGCGCCCTTCATGGCGGCGCGCAGCGCATCGACGTCTTCCTGGCTCTGTTGCGGGTCGGTCAGGTACAGGATGAAACCGGCATGCGAGCCGTTGTTGTAGTACTTGCGCCGGAACAAAGTGGCCGACTCATTGAGCAGCGCGGACTGCATTGCCGGCATCCATTCGGGCAGGCCGTAGAGCTCCTGATCGACATCGGCTTCGCGCAGCTGGAACACGCTGCCTGGCTCGAACACGTGCTCGTCGTGCCAGGTGCGAACCTGGAAATACTCACCCTCGGTGATGCCGCGCCGCATGTACTTGGACAGCGGCGCGGCCAGCGACAGCGAGCCACCCATACGGTTGCGACGGCGCTCGAGGTAGCCATTGCCCAGCGTGATCCAGTCCAGCGACAGCTGCTCGAAGGCCTCGCGGGTCAGCAGCCGATGCGGCTTGAAGGTTCGCGCCAGCATGTTGCGCTTGAAGATCAACCCGGACTGCAGGAACGGATTGCTGCGGGTGGTCTTGGATAGGCCATCCAGCGCCACCGGCGGCTCATACCAGCGCCCGTTCTGCCAGCACTCCAGATAGTCCAGCACGCCGCGCCCATCGAGCACCGGTGTCGGGTCGCCAAAGGTAAAGGCCTCGGCACGCGCGGGCACGGCGGGCACGGCGGCGGGCAGCTGGTCGGTCAACATCAAGAGATCTCCATGAAGCCGGAGTTGCGCGCGGTGCGCCCTTCCAGCGGTTCGTTCTGCAGCGCGTGAAACAGTGCCCACGCCAGGTCCGCGTGGCCGGTCTCTTCCGAGCGGCCAGCGGTAAAGGTGGACTGGCGGCCGCTGGCCGTCATGGTCTTGCGGATGGCCATCAACGATTGCGCCATGTCGATCCAACCGGCGTCGAACTCCAGGCGGCCGTTGTGGATCACGTCGAATGCCTTGAGTACCAAGCGCGTTTTGACCTCGGGCGAGTAGCTGAAGGTGACCAGATTCGGGAAAAACTGCTTCACCAGCTGTGCCACACCGCTACCCATGCCGGTGGTGTCGATGCCGATATAGGTCACCCAGTACCGTTGCGTGGCGCCATGAATAAATTTGGCCTGTGCCGCGAAGTCCATGCCACGGAACTGATGCCGTTCTAGGATGCGGAACTTGCCGCCGGGGATGGACGGTGGAGCCAGCACCACAAGGCCGGCGGTGTCGCCGGTGTCAGCCGGGTCGTAGCCGATCCACACAGCGCGATCGCCGAAGGGACGCAGGGCAAATGGTTTGTAGTCGTCGCCCCACTCCACCCAGCTGTCGACCATGCACGGCTGCAGCATCGCCAGCGGAAAGATGCTGGCGCCGTCGTCGACGAACTCGCACATCAACAGGTTCGCGAAGGCGTCCGGGCTGTATTCCTCGCGCAGTTCCTCGATATCGAACAGGTCGCAGCCACGGCGCTGCGCGTCGAGGATATTGACGATCTGCCGCCACGCCCGATCCTGGCAGCGGCGACCACCGGCTAGCGCATCGTGCGACACATCGATCTGGATCCGCTGCGCAGCCGGCTTGCCCTTGTTGCGGCGCTCGCCGGTCCAGAACGTGTAGGCCTCATGCGCCATGCTCGATGGCGTGCTGAAGTAAGTCTTGCGCCACTTCTTGTGCATCGCCATGCCGCTGGCGACCTTGTTCAATTCGTTGAACCCATAGGTCCAGAAGAACTCGTCGAAGTAGAAATTGCCGTGGTAGCCCTGCGCGGTGCGTGCATTGGTGCCGAGGAAGAACAGCTCGGCGCCGTTGGGAAACACGATGCTGTCGCCGCCGGAGAGCGTCTCGTCGATCGTCTCGCGCACGAACTGCTGCATGTAGCCACGGAACAGATGCGCCTGTGCCTTGGACGCACTGAGGAAGATCTGATTGCGCCCGGTGGTGAGCGCATCGATCAGCGCCTCGCGGGCGAAGTAAAACGTTGCCCCGATCTGACGCGACTTGAGGATGATGCGGGTACGCTCGTTGCCGGCACGATACCAATCGCGCTGATAGTCGAAGCAACCGTCGACAAACGCCGTGGTCAGCTGCTCGATCTGTTCCTCAGTGAACTCGTTGCGCTTGGGCTTCTTCTTCGGCGCGGCGTTGCGATTGGCAACAGCCGGGTTCAGATCGGCCTCGTTGCCGCCGCCCTGGTAGCGCTGGATGCGCGCCTGGCGCTCCAACTGCCGATGCAGCAGATCAATTTCCTTGAAGTCGCCGCCGGATTTTTCCGGCTTCATGATCAGCACGACCAGGCGCGCTTCCAGTGCACCACCGATGCGCTCAACGTTATCTGCGCGATCCCACTCGTCACGCGACTTCCAGCTGTGTACAGTCTTCTCGTTCTCGCCAATGGCCTGCGCAATTTCGGTCACGCGCCATCCCATCCAGTACAGGAACTTGGCCTGTCTGCGGGTGTCCATCGGGAGCTGGGTGGCAACGCTTTGCATGCCGACCAGGGTGCGGCACACCCTTTATTCCCGACAGTTGAGCAACGCGTAACCACCTTGTTTACATGGTGTTTTCGTTGCTGCGCTATGCGTCGCATTTGACCATGGGTCATCGCAAACGCATCTAGCGCAGAGGGCACCCATGTCGGGCAAGACCAAGAAGTTCCGTTCCAACTGGTTTCGCGTGGCCGTCGAAGGCGCCACCACCGATGGCCGCACGATCCAGCGCAGCTGGATCGACGACATGGCCGCCACCTACAACCGCGAAACCTACGGTGCGCGCATCTGGATCGAACACATGCGCAGCCTGCTGCCGGACTCGCCGTTCCGTGCGTATGGCGATGTCACCGCCGTCAAAGCCGAAGAGGTCGAGATCGACGGCAGCAAGCGCCTGGCGCTATTCGCACAGATCGAGCCGACTGCCGATCTGATCACCATCAACAAGTCCAAGCAGAAGCTCTACACCAGCATCGAGGTGCAAGAGAAGTTCGCAAACACCGGCAAGGCGTACCTGGTCGGCCTGGCGGTCACCGATTCCCCGGCCAGCCTGGGCACTTCCATGCTCAGCTTCGCCAGCCAGAACCCCGACGCCAATCCGCTGGCCGATCGCAAGCAATCACCGGGCAACCTGTTCACCGTCGCCGAGGAGACCGCGCTGGAATTCAGCGAAGTCAGCGAAGGGCCGGTCGCCAGTCTGTTGAGCCGGATCCGCACCGCGCTCAAGAGCGAAGACGCCACCGCCATCACCGCCGAGCAGTTCGCAGACCTAGGCGAAGGCATCGAACAGATCGCCGAGCACGTGCGCGGCCAGGACGAACGCTTTAACCGCCTGCAGGCAGAGCACGCCGAGCAGAAGTCCCAGCACGAACAGCTGGCAAACGATCTGGCGCAGCTGCGCGCCTCGCTCTCACAGCAGGCCGATCCGGCTCAGCCCGCACGCCCGGTGGTCACCGGCGGCGGCGCGGCCGTACTGACCGACTGCTGATCCCACACCACACACGCCGCAGCGCCACACTCTTCGGAGCCACCATGCAAAACGCCACCCGTCTGCAGTTCAACCAATTCGCCGAGCAGATCGCCAAGCTCAACGGCATCACCTCCGCCTTCCACTCGTTCGCTGTCGATCCGACCGTGCAGCAGAAATTGGAAACGCGCATGCAGGAATCCAGCGAGTTCCTGTCCAAGATCAACATCGTCCCGGTGGACGAACTGTCCGGTCAGAAAGTGGGCATCGGCGTCACCGGCAGCATTGCCAGCCGCACCGACACCGGCGCCGGTAAGACCCGCACCCCGCGCAACGTCGCCGCACTCGACAAGAACGAGTACGTCGCCAAGAAGACCGACTTCGACACCGCGATCCCGTATGCGCTGCTCGATACCTGGGCCAAGTTCCCGGACTTCCAGGCGCGCCTGCGCGACGCCATCGTCAAGCGTCAGGCACTGGACCGTTTGCAGATCGGCTTTAACGGCACGCATGCCGCTGCCGACACCGACCGCGCTGCGTTCCCGCTGCTGCAAGACGTCAACATCGGTTGGCTGCAGCAGTACCGCAGCAATGCCGCCCAGCGCGTGCTGGCAAGCGGCAAGACGGCAGGCAAGGTGCTCATCGGCGCCGATAAGGACGCTACCGATTACCGCAACCTCGACGCGCTGGTGTACGACGTCGTGAGCAACCTACTCGACCCGTGGCATCGCAAGGATCCGAGCCTCGTGGTAGTGCTCGGCCGCGACCTGATGCATGACAAGTATTTCCCGATGGTCAACAAGGACCAGGCGGCCAGCGAGAAGATTGCCACTGATCTGATCTTGAGCCAGCGCCGCGTCGGCGGCCTGCAGGTGGCCGAGGTGCCGTACTTGCCGGACGGCGCCTTGATGGTCACCTCGCTGGCAAACCTGTCGATCTACTACCAGACCGGCGGCCGTCGTCGCTACATCCAGGAAGTGCCCGCACGTGATCGCATCGAGAACTACGAGTCCTCCAACGATGCCTACGTGGTCGAGGACTACGGCCTGGGCTGCGTGGTCGAGCACATCGAGATCGAGGCCTAAGCCATGGCCGATAGTCCCGCCAAGCGACACCACAGCCGCGTGCTGGCCGAGCTGGAAGCCGCCCAGCGCGCCCCGCACCAGCTGATGGCCGGTGCCACCGCCTACGAGCAACACATGGCGCAGCTGCAGAGCGATCGCCTGCGTTTGAAGCAGATCCAGTCCACCCAGGGCAAAGCCGCGCTCAAGATGCAGCTGCTGCCGACCTACGTGCCGTATCTGGCCGGCGTGCTGGCCGGCGGCCAGGGTGCGCAGGACGAGATCGTCATGACGTGCATGGTCTGGCGCATTGATGCCGGCGACTATGCCGGCGCGCTGGAGCTGGGCGCCTATGTACTCAAGCATGGTTTGCAGATGCCCGACCGCTTCTCCCGCACGGTCGGCTGCGTGCTGGCCGAGGAAGTCGCCGAGGCGGCGTTGTCAGCGCAGAAGACCGGCCAGGCGTTCGATGCGGCCGTCCTTGCCGACACAGCCACGCTGACCGCCGAGCAGGACATGCCCGACGAGGTGCGCGCCAAGCTGCACCTGGCGCTGGCACGCGCATCGCTGGCTGGCATCACCGACGAGACGCCCGCAGACCAGGCGCAGCCGATCGCCGCTGCCGCTGTGGCCGACCTGCAGCGCGCCATCGCACTGCACGGCAGCTGCGGCGGCAAGAAGGATCTGGAGCGCGCCGAGCGCCTCCTGAAGAAGTTCAGCGCTGAGCCTGCGGGCACCAGCGCGTAACCGAGCGTCCCCGCAACCCTCGCCGGCTCGGGGCTGATCCACAGCACGTCATCGCTGCGGTGACGCCCCGACCACCGGCGATCTCTTCCGAGCCATCCATGAGCGGATTCACTGCTACCGGTACCACCAGCGCCACGCCCGATGCGATCGCCAACGCACCGTTCTGGCCGGCGATCGCACCGGCGAGTGTGCGGGCAAGCATGCGCCTGGATGGCACCATCACCGATGCGCGCCTGCGCCAGGCCATCGTCGCCGCCATGTTGGCGGTCAACGATGAGCTCCAGACCTGGGCGCAGACGCAGCAGGCCGCTGGCTGGGCTGCGTTGGCCGATGTACCCAGCACCACCGTCGACGGCGTCTCGCGCCGCGTGCAGCTGTATTTGCGCGCCGTTGCGTGTGCCACCGCCGTCGAGGTGGCTGAGCGTTACCGCAGCTTCGACGCGACCGACAGCGCCAACCAGCGCGCCGATGACTTGTCACCCAGCATCTCCGAGCTGCGCCGCGACCAACGCTGGGCCGTGCGCGATCTGCAGAACCTGCCGCGCAGCACGGTGGAGCTCATCTGATGCGCGTGCACGCCATGCAAGGCGACACCGTCGACCTGCTGTGCTGGCGCCACCTGGGCAGCACGACCGGCCTGGTCGAGCGCACCTATCTCCTCAATCCCGGCCTGGCCGAACTGGGCGCCGTGCTGCCGCATGGCACGCCGGTGGAGTTGCCCGAGGTAACCACCACCACACCGGCAATGACGCCGCTTGTGCAGCTATGGGACTGATCTGATGACCGAACCCACCTCCGTATCGAGCGGCTTCTTGATCGCCACCGGTGTGGGCCTTGCTTCCGTGCTGCCTGGCATCGACGGCGATGCACTGATCGGTGCGTTTGCCGGCGGCGCGCTGTTCGTGGTGTCCGCTGCCAAGCAACCGCTGCTGGCACGGCTGATCTATTTCCCAGTGAGCGTGATCGCCGGCTACCAGCTGGCGCCGGAGATCCTGCGCTGGTTGCCAATCAAGTCCAGCGGCGTGGCCGCCTTCGCCAGCGCGGCATGCGCGATCACCGTCACGCTGGGCCTGATCGAAAAGAGCAAGTCGTTCGACTTTTCCTTTCTACGTCGTGGAGGTCCGCCCAGTGCATAGCCTGGTCACCGTCCTGACGTTGATGGCCTCGCTGGCCATCTGCGTCCGCCTGCTTACCTACCACCGGCCAGTCGATGCGCGTCACCGGCGTGGCGCCGGTTGGTGCGCGTGGTTGCTGATCGCCAGCACCGGCGGCCAAGCGCTGCACATCCTGCTGGCCGGCGCAGGCTCGCAGGTCAGTCTCTGGCACCTGGGCACGTTGATCGTGCTGGCGGTGCTCACCTACCGCGCCCAGGGCAATGTGGCGCGCATCCTGAAGGTCGATTGATGTTCACCGATACCCAGCTCGCCTCGATCATGCAGTGCTCGCCGCAACGCGCCCAGCGGTGGCACAGCCCACTGCTTGCCGCCGCCAACCGTTTCGGCATCACCACCAAGCGCCGCGCCGCGCACTGGCTCGGCCAGGTCGGCCACGAAAGCCTGAGCCTGTCGCGCATGGAAGAAGGCCTGACCTACACCACCAGCGCTCGGTTGCTGGAGGTGTACGGCGAACGCATCACGCCGGCCCAGGCTCCAAAATTCCTGCGTAACCCGATCGCCCTGGCCAACTTCGTCTACGCCGACCGCCTGGGCAACGGCAACGCCGCCAGTGGCGACGGGCACCGCTACCGGGGCCGTGGACCGATGCAGCACAAATTCCGGGGCAACTATCGCCGCATTGGTGAGCTGATCGGCCTGCCGGTGGAAGATCAGCCGGATCTGCTGCTGCAGGTCGAGCCGAGTGCCCTGGGTGCGGCGGCGTACTGGCACGACAACGGCCTCAACGGGCTGGCCGATACGGGCGACGTGCTGGGCCTGGGCCGCAAGATCAATCTGGGCAATGTGCGTGCCAAGCGCTTGCCCGAAGGCCACAGCGATCGCGTGACGCGCACGCAGCGCGCCCTGCAGATCCTGGGCGTGCCCTGATGGTCACGCGCCTGATCATCCTGCTGGCGCTGATTGCAGTGCTCGTCGGTGGCTGCGTGTGGCAGGAGCAGCGCGTCAGCGCCGCGCAGAAAAACCTCGATGCCGCGCTGCAGGCCAAGCGTTGGGCCGAGGCGGAACGCGACAGCGCCAAAGGCTCCACCACCGTCGTGACGCAGTACGTCGACCGCGTGCAAATCGTGCGCGAAACCGGCGCCACCATCACCCGCGAGATCCCGATCTATGTCACCCAGAAAGCCGATGCTGCTTGCACTATCCCTACTGGCTTTGTGCGGCTGCACGACGCCGCCGCCAAGGGCAACCCTGCCGGGCCGCCCACCGGAGATCCTGATGCGCCGGCCTCCGGCATTACGCTCTCTGCCGTCGCCGGCACCGTCGCCGACAACTACACCAGCTGCCACGCCACCGCCGCGCAGCTGAGCGCGCTGCAGGACTGGATCGTCCTGCACGCATCGGAGCCGGCGCCATGATCAAGCCCGCCAGCCTGCGCGCGCATCTGGTCGCGGCATTGCCGGACCTGGCGCGCGACGCCGACCGGCTGCTGGTATTTATCGACGCCGGCAGCTTGGTCAGCACGTTCCAGCCCGGGCTCTCGTTCGAGTACCAGTACACGCTCAACCTGATCGTGACCAACTACGCTGGCCACCCCGACAGCGTGATGCTGCCGCTGCTGGAATGGGTGCAGGTCAATCAGTCCGAGCTGCTATCCAATCCCACGCGACGCGGCGAGATCGCCTTCGAGGCCGACATCCTCGCCAACGACGCGGTGGATCTGTCGATCAAGTTGCCGCTGACCGAACGCGTCGTGGTGACGGCGAAGGACGGCGGCGGCTATGACATGACCCATGCGCCCGAGCCGGTGATCGATCCGACATGGATGAGCTGACGGCACTGGAGAGCTGGGCCGCGCCGTTGTTGGCCCGCCTGCAGCCGGGCGAACGCCGCACGCTGGCCCGCAAGATCGGAATGGAGTTGCGGCGATCGCAGAGCCAGCGCATTGGCAGGCAGCAGGCGCCCGATGGCTCGCCTTACGCACCGCGCAAGCAGCAGTTGCGGCAGAAGTCTGGACGCGTCAAACGCGCCAAAATGTTTGCCAAGCTACGGCAAGCCAAGTTCCTCAAGGTCAGCGCCAGCCCTAATGCTGTCAGCGTCGGATTCATGGGCCGCGCGGCGCGGATTGCACGCGTGCACCAAGAGGGCTTGGTTGGAAGTGTCCGTAAAGGAGGACCGAAAACACGCTATGAGAAACGCGCACTCTTGGGATACTCGCAAGCTGAAAAAAACTACATAAGCGATCTCCTTTACGAATTAATCCTTAAAAAATCAAGAAATTGAAGTCAATTTTAGTTGATGTCAGCAAGTACTTGCAGAGAAAGACATAGGCAACTATTACGAAAATTTGCTTTGAGTAATAAAAAAAGTTTTGTGGCCAATTTATATAACTCGGCGCAATCAACGTATCCGAGGGCACCTGACCGTTTCGCTCCTTGAATCTACTATAACCACCCCACATTGCAGCACCAGCCGCGTATTGCAGGTAATCAGCCAGTAAAGCAATAGCGAAAATCAAAGCTGGCAGATGTAGATCGCTTGGGACGCTATCCAACCCAGCGCCATCTTTTTTGAACACCCACACAAATGCTATGCCTGCAAAAGACAATTGCCTTACTAGCTCACTCGCTCTTCCAGATAAATCACGATATGCCTGCTGATATTCCTTCAGATTACTCATATCATCGCACCTTCTTCCGAGGCCCAGTGCTCGTAGTTCCGGAACCTGCGGTAACTCTCCCGGCCGCCTTGAGTATTTTGAATTTCAACCCCTTACGTCCATCAGGCGCTTGTGTCAGAACGCTCGCGGCAATAGCTTTTGCGATAGCAGAGCTGCGACTATCACCAAGTACCGAAGCTGCCTTTTTGGCAACTTTTTTTGATGTCTTTCCTGACTTACCTGCTTGAGCGAGAGCACTTCCAGCAATCGACTTTGCGGTCTTGCTCGCTTTAGGGTTGGCTAAAGTCTTTGAAGCTTTAGAAGCAACACGCCCTGATGTCTTTTCGTTCTTCGCCATACACGTTCCCTGTCAATTATCGCCAAACGGCGCGAGCTCTACTCTCCAACTTCCACAATCCAAATGCAATCCGCTGACAGTCGCCGTAGGAGTGGGTCCTACAATGTGAGTCTGTTGAGACTACTCAACCCCACCGTCAGCCTTAATGCCCTCGTCCAATGAAACGGCCATGGCATCATTCACTGCCGTTGATCTATCTAAGCTCCAAGCCCCAGACCTAATCGAAGCGCTGAACTTCGAAACAATCTTCGTCGATGCGCTGGCCCAATTTCGCCAGCTGCTTCCGGAGTTCTCCGCGCTTACCGAGTCGGATCCGGTCTACAAGCTTCTGCAGCTGTTCGCCGCACGCGAGCTACTGATCCGCCAGCGCGCCAACGACAAGGCGCAGCAGACTATGCTGGCTTTCGCCACCGGCACCAACCTCGATCATCTAGGCGCGTTGTTTGGTGTCGCACGCTTGGTGCTCGATCCGGGTCAACCGGAAACCGGCATTGCACCGAACTACGAGTCTGACGTGGACTTTCGCCGCCGGATCCAGCTGGCGCCGGAGGGCTTCAGCGTTGCTGGCCCCGAGGGCGCCTACATCTACCACGCGCTCAGCGCGGCGGCCGATGTCATGGACGCCAGTGCCACCAGCCCAGCACCCGGGCAAGTGCTGGTCACGGTTCAATCGCGCACGGGGATGGCACGGCTCCACAGGCACTGCTGGACGAGGTCGCTGCGATCCTCACCAACGACGACGTGCGACCACTGACCGACAGTGTCACGGTCCAGAGTGCCCAGATCGTTCCGTATGCCATTCGTGGCCGCGTCTATACCTACGCTGGTCCGGATTCGACGGTGGTCATGCGCGAGGCGCTGCGAAGCCTACAGGCCTATCTGGACGAGGCACACCGCATCGGTCGTGACGTGCCCGAGTCAGCGATCAAGGCCAAGCTGTTTGCAGACGGCGTGCAGCGCGTCGAGCTGGACGCGCCTGCAACCGACATCCGAATCAGCCGCACGCAGGCCGCCTACTGCACCGCGCTCGATATCGTGCACGCCGGCATCGATGAGTAACTCCCCGCTGCCGCCGAATGCCACGCCGATGGAGCGCGCCCTGGCCGCTGTCACCGAGCGCCTGGAAGCGATTCCGTTGCCGTATCCAGACCTGTGGAATCCGGACACATGCCCGGCCGGCCATTTGCCGTGGCTGGCATGGACGCTTTCGGTCGATGACTGGAAAGCCGACTGGAGCGACGCTGTCAAACGCTCGCGCTTGCGCAGCGCCATGGCAATTCAGCGCCGCAAAGGCACCGCCAACAGCGTCCGCATGGTCGTCCAGTCGTTCGGCGGCGCGGTGGCCATCCGCGAATGGTGGCAGAGCGAGCCGCCAGGCGCGCCGCACACCTTCGAGCTCACGCTCACGCTGACCGGCACCGATGGTCAGACCGCGACGTCGCGTTTCGTCAATGAAGTCATTGCCGAAGTCGAGCGCACCAAGCCTGTCCGTTCCCACTTCACCTTCACTCAGGGATTCCAAGCAGAAGCCTGCATCGGCGTGATCGCCGTTGCGCGTCCAGCCGTCTATCGACGGTTGCTCATGGATGCCCAGTAACTGGACCCCGACATGCCCGGTCTCAAACTCCAAGTCACCAATGCCGGCCGTGCCGCGCTGGTCAATGATCCCAACACCGGCACCAACCCCGTGTTGATCAGCCATGTTGGCATCACAAACGCGCCATTCACCGTTTCTGCCGCATTGAGTACGCTGCCAGGTGAAATTAAACGGGTAGCGGCCGTGGGTGGGGCCGTTACTGCCGACGACACGATTCATGTGTCCATTCGTGATGAGTCCGATGCCGTGTATGACTGCTACGGGTTCGGCCTGTATCTGTCCAACGGCACGCTGTTCGCTGTCTACAGTCAGCCGACGCTTTTACTCGGCAAGGCTGCTGCCGCCATATTGCTGCTCGCCCTGGATGCGGTCTTTGTCGACATCGACGTAAAGCAGATCGCCTTCGGCGCAACTAACTTCACCGACCCGGCCGCCACGACCGACGTGGCCGGGATCGTCGAACTAGCGACTGAAGAAGAAGCCGCTGCAGGCAATGACAAGATCCGCGTCATTACCGCATGGCTGTTGAAGAAGATCTTGGACGCTCGCCTGGGCGCCGGCGCTCCATCCGCGTTCATTCGAGGACTACTCGGGCTGACAAGCGCTGCGCTGCTGCGCACCGCACTCGAACTTAAGGGCGCAGCCCTGAAGGACGAAGGTGCCGGGAACAATTTGGATGCCGACAAGCTCGACGGGCAGCACGGCACCTACTACAGCGCGTGGGAGAATCTGACTGGCGTCCCTAACACAGCGACTGCGTGGCCATCGTGGGATCAAGTCGGCAACAAGCCGCAAACCTTCACACCTGCGGACCACTCACACGCCAACTACGTGACCAGGTCAGGGGACACGATGACCGGGCAGCTCACCGTCACGCGTCTGGGAATCAACATCAGCAGCGGCGCACAGGGCGCGTTTGACGCCATCGTCTCAAGTGCCGGCCGCGTGCTCATGCGTGACTACGGTAACGGCACGCCAGTCTTAGATTTCGTCAATAAGGATAATAACGCTTGGGTCGCGGGCCGTATTCGAACAGGCGCTAACCCGCTCTACCTCGAAACTACTCAAATCGCAGTCTCGGGGGCAGGCTCCTTTGCGGGATCGGTGCAAGCAGATAGTTTAGGCTCCGCATCGGGCTATTTCATCAGCAAAAGTAACCTCACTGTCCTCGGAGCAGAGGGCGGGGCGAGCATCTGTCTTCGTCCCAATGGCGCTTTCAACTCCACTGCAGAAGCAGTACTGAACACGGCAGGCACCCTATCACTGCGCTCGACCGTGAGCCAACCAGGCTACGGCGTCAACAGCTTTGCGTGCCTAAGCTCAGGCAGCTTCGGCGGTGGTTTTGGGCTGATCGATGGTGGTTACAACATCGGCTTTTGGAGCGAGAACGGTCATCTGCGTATTGGCATGGCGACCAACAACGGGGCGTTGCAGCAGCGCTTGGGGTTGACCACCTCCGGCGCACTATCGGCCGTCGGGGGCTTTGACTTCGGCTCATCTCGCAAACTCAAAAACATCATTGGCGCGTTGCCTTATGGCTTGGCCGAGGTGGAACAAGTCACCACGCTGCTGGGGCGCTACAAAGAACAGTACAACCCGGATGGACGGGTGCGCCTGTTCTTCGATGCAGAGCAGCTGCTGGAACTGATGCCCGAAACAGTGGACGCCCACGGCGTGAGCTTTGCCGGTGAACTGGTGCCATCGGTTCACATCGATCAGCTCCTGCCGGTCGCATTCAACGCTATCAAGCAACTGTCCACCGCCGTTCGGCGGCTGCAGGCAGACCTCGCTGACCTCCGACCCATCCACTGATCCATAGGCTGCCCCATGACCAATTCTCGAATTCGCACACTCGCACCAGGCGTTGACGTTGAGCGCATCGCGGTGGAGTCCCATTTCTTCTACGACCCGTTGACCGGCGTGGCAAACGTCGTTTTCCAAGGGATGGAGTTCCTGCTGCTCGATGGTGCTGTAAACAAGATGCTGGACGGCCGGGAGCCGCTTACCACCACCTCAGATGCCATCGCGACCCGCACATTTGCTGCTGGCCTCTCCGATTCTGTGACCGGCCAAGATCTGTCCAATGTCAGCGCTGCCGGCGTGGTCGTGTATCTGAAGGCCGTCTATGACCGCCTCCACAACGAGGCAGCTGCGGTCCAGCCACCGGCGGCCGCCTAGTCATGGCAACGGGCTATCGCTCAGGTGCAGGACTCGACTTCGACGATGTCTTTGACCTCTACGTGCAAGGCGATATTGGCGACGTATCGGGCTACCGCTCCAGCGATGGCAACGATCTGCACCGCCGGTATGCGCCCTTGGCGTTTGGCAGCAGAGCGCCGGACGTCGGCTACCGCGACAATGCCGGTTCGGATCTCAGCAACCGTTGGGCGAGAAAGGGAAGCGCCGTCTATTCACTCTCCAACAACGGCGTCCGCTACTACGCGAGCAGCCAGGCACTCACGTCCGAAGGCGGTAGCCAGACGGCAAGCGTTTCGTTCTCGATTCGGGCCAATGGCACCTGGGCGATTGGCCTCTCTGGAAAAGCGGTGGGCGGCTCGCCAATCTCCGGAACTTGGCTACCCAACGGGCAACCGGCGAGCAACTATTCTGTACAGCTAGATTTTGCCGTGTCCTGGCTGCGTGGCAACCGCAATGGGTCGTCCTCCAACACGGCTGTGAACTACTCTGCGATGAGCGGCGATTACAGTTGCAGCATCACGTCCACAGCGCTGTCAGGGTCTGGCAACGAGTGCTATGGAGAAGGCAAGCTGACGATTCGGATCCGCAACAACGCCACTGGCTATGTTTCTACCACTGCCATTTCCCTCGTCGCTGAAGCAGTGGGCTTCGCCTGACGCTTGGTCCAGCGCATACTGGATCGCAGAGTTCGGCGCGTGCCTTCGCTTGATGGGATACACCGGCCGCGATCCGTGTAGGTCCGCGTTCTACGCATCAATTCGAGTGCGCCACAGAACGCAGCCGCTGACCATGGCTGCATGGGCACCGCATCCTCCGCACTGAGCAACGCCATTCGCCTCGGCACCGTCGCCGAGGTGAATCTCGCCACGGCGCGATGCCGCGTGCAGGTCGGCGAGATGCTGACCGATTATCTGCCCTGGGTGGTCACGCTGGCCGGCACCACCATCATCTGGTCGGCGCCGGCGATCGGCGAGCAGGTGGTCGTACTGTCACCGGCCGGCGACCTGGCCGACGGCCTGGTGCTGCGCGGCTTGTACTCCGACCAATTCGCAGCACCTGCCGCCTCTGACACGCTGCACGTGTTGCGCTTTGCCGATGGCGCGCAGCTGCAGTACGACACCGACGCGCACGCACTGCAGGCCACGTTGCCCAGCGGCGGCACCGCCACGATCACCGCCGATGGCGGCATCACCCTCAACGGTCCGCTGACCGTCAACGGCAACACGCAGATCAACGGCGACGCCGGCATCACCGGCACGGCTACGGTCGACACGGACGTACTCGGCGGCGGGATCAGCCTCAAGAACCACAAGACTACCGGCGTAACCGCCGGCAGCGCGCTCAGCGGTGGCCCGCAGTGATCGGCGTCGATGCCACCACCGGGTGCGTGATCGAAGGCGAGCAGCATCTGTCCCAATCGATCGTCTGCATTCTCACCACGCCCATCGGCACGCGCGAGCAGCGCCGCGACTTCGGCTCGCTGCTGCCCGAACTGATCGATCAGCCGTTCAACGGCGCCACGCGCACGCTGCTCTACGGCGCCACCGCCACCGCATTGATGCGCTGGGAACCTCGCCTGCGTCTGACCCGCGTCGACCTGGTGCTCGGTGACGCACCCGGCAGCTTCGTACTGACCATCGAGGGCGAACGCACCGACGTGGCCCCCGCCAATGCGCGCTCGCGCATGACCATCCCGCTCCGCTTCCGCTCGTCCTGATCGAGGAATCTATGTCCACTGCCTACCACCACGGCATCCGCGTCATCGAAGTCAGCGCGGGCACGCGCACCATCCGCACCGTTTCCACTGCTGTCGTCGGCCTGGTCGCTACGGCTTCCGATGCGGATGAGAAGGTCTTTCCGCTGAACAAGGCGGTGCTGATCACCGATGTGCTGGGTGCGATCGCCAGCGCTGGCATCCAGGGCACCTTGCGCGCCACGCTGCGGGGCATCGCCGACCAGACCAACCCGGTCACCATCGTCGTGCGTGTGGCAGACGACGCGGATGCGGCCAAGACCACCAGCAACGTCATTGGCGAGGCCAAGTCCAGCGGCTACACCGGTCTGTATGCCTTGCTCGCCGCAAAGGCACAGCTTGGCGTGCGCCCGCGCATCCTGGGCGCGCCGGGGTTGGACACACTGGAGGTGGCAAAGGCGCTGGCGACCATCGCCAAAAAGCTGCGCGCCATGGCATATGTGCGCCCCGTCGCCGATAACGTGGCCGATGCCATTACCTACCGTGGGCAGTTCGGCGATCGCGAACTGATGATGATCTGGCCGGACTTCCTGGCCTTCGATACCGCCACCAGCACCACGAAGGCGGCGTATGCCACCGCACGTGCGCTCGGCCTGCGCGCCAAGATCGACACCGAGCACGGCTGGCACAAGAGCCTGTCCAACGTGCCGGTGGCGGGCGTCACCGGCATCTCCAAGGACGTGCACTGGGATCTGCAGGATCCGGCGACCGATGCCGGTGTGCTCAACGAGGGCGACATCACCACGCTGGTGACCTTCAACGGCCAACGCTTCTGGGGATCGCGCACGTGCGCGGAAGACACGATGTTCGCGTTCGAGACGGCCACGCGCACCGCGCAGATCCTGGCGGACACCATCGCCGAGGGCGTGGCGTTCTACATCGACAAGCCGATGCACCCCTCGCTGGTCAAAGACCTGCTGGAAACGATCAACGCCAAGTTCCGCGACCTGAAGGCGTCGGGCTATTTGATCGATGCCAACGCCTGGTACGACGGCACCGTCAACAGCGCCACCACGCTCGCCGATGGCGCGCTACGCATCGACTACGACTACACCCCGGTGCCGCCGCTGGAGAACCTGCAGCTGTACCAGAAGATCACCACCAGCTACCTGGCCGACTTCGCCGAACGCGTCAACGCGTAACGCACCCGATCTGATTCCCGGAGAACCCCATGGCGTTGCCCAAGAAACTCAAGGCCCTCAACCTGTTTAACGACGGTGAGAGCTATCTCGGCCAAGTGGTCGAAGTGAAGCTACCCACGCTGTCCCGCAAGATGGAGGAATATCGCGGCGGCGGCATGAATGGCCCGGTCGATATCGACTTCGGGCAGGAGAAGATCGAGCTCGAATGGAAGTGCGGCGGCCTGATGCGCAGCGTGCTCAATCAGTACGGCGCCACCACGCACAACGCCGTGCAGCTGCGCTTTGCCGGCTCCTATCAACGCGATGACAGCGGCGAAGTCGATGCGGTGGAAATGGTCGTGCGCGGCCGTCACAAAGAGCTTGATCCAGGTAACGCCAAGTCCGGCGATGACACCGAATTTTCCGTCAAGACATCGGCCAGCTACTACAAGCTCAGCATCAACGGCGTGCCCGTGATCGAGATCGATCTGATGAACATGATCGAGATCGTCAACGGCGTGGATCTGCTTGCCGCTCACCGCCGCGCCATCGGCGCCTGACCCTTCAGGCCTGGCACCGCCAGGCCTCAGCCCTGAGACCTACCGATGACCCCGACCTTTTCCCCAGCCATTTCCCTCGACCAGCCGATCACGCGCGGCGAGCAGACCATCACTGACCTCAAGGTGCGCAAGCCTGGTGCGGGTGAGCTGCGCGGCCTCAAACTGACCGACGTGCTGCAGCTGGATGTGACCGCGCTGGCAACACTGCTGCCGCGCATTTCCTCGCCCACCCTGACCACCGCCGACGTCAATGCGATGGATCCGGCCGACCTGCTGGCGGTAGGCCAGGAGGTGCAGGTTTTTTTCTTGCCGAAGGCGCAGAGGGAAGCGGACTTCCCGACTGCGTAGAGGATGCGATGGCCGACATCGCGGCCATCTTCCACTGGCCACCGTCTGAAATGGACGGCTGGTCGCTGCACGAACTCACGGCGTGGCGCGAGCGTGCCCGCCTGCGAAGCGGAGCCGAATGATGCCCCACCCAACGCACCAGGCCGCCTAAATGGCGGCCTCTGACAATCTGCGCCTGCAGGTCATCCTGGCCGCCGTCGATCGCGCCACCGGCCCGTTCAAACGCGTACTCAGTGGCAGCCGTGGCGTTGCCACCGCACTGCGCAACCAGCGCGATGCGCTGCGCCAACTCAACAGCCAGCACCGCGACATCGGCGCCTACCGCGAACAGGTGGCGATGGCACAACGTGCCAAGGTTGCGCTCGATGCGCAGCGGCAATCGGTGCGCACGCTTGCCCAACAGATCAAGGCCACTGGCACGCCCACCGCTGCCATGAATGCCGAGTTCGAGCGCGCCGTGCGCACCGCACGCGAACTCAAGACCGCGCACGGTGCGCAGGAGGCCGGCCTGCAGCGCCTGCGTGGTCGCTTGGAAACGGCCGGAATCAGCACACGCGAGCTGGTCACGCATGAGCGCCGCCTGCGCGGCGAGATCGAGAGCACCAACACCGCGATGCGCGCCCAGCAGCAGCGCCTGGTGGCGATCGACGCTGCACAGCGTCGTAGCGCCCGCATCCAGAACGCTGGCCTGCAGGCGAGCGCCTACGGAGCCGGCTTGGCGTTCGCCGGCCAGCGTGCCTTGCGCGCCTCCGTGCTGCCGATCAGCGATGCGATGGAGTTTGAGTCGGCCATGGCCGATGTGCGCAAGGTCGTGGACTTTAAAACGCCGCAGCAGTTCGCGCAGATGGGGCGCGATGTCGAGAACCTCTCGATGCGCCTGCCGATGCTGCCGGCCGATATCGCCAAGATCGTCGCCGCTGCCGGCCAGGCCGCTATCCCGCGTCAGGAGCTGGTGCGCTTCGCCGAGGACGCGGCCAAGATGGGCGTGGCCTTCGACAGCAGCGCCGAGGAAGCCGGCCAGACCATGGCCACCTGGCGCACCGCTTTCCGGATGGGCCAGGACGAGGTCGTCGTGTTGGCCGACAAGATCAACTACCTCGGCAACACCGGACCGGCCAGCGTCAACAAGATCAGCGCGGTGGTGAACCGCATTGGCGCCCTGGGCGAAGTCGCCGGCCTGCAGAGCGGGCCACTGGCCGCGCTGGGCGCCACCGTCGCCGGCATGGGCATCGAGTCGGAAGTCTCGGCCACCGGCATCAAGAACATGCTGCTCACCCTGGCATCGGGCGAGTCGGCCACCAAGAGCCAGCGCGAAGCCTTCGACAAGCTGGGCATCAAGGCCACGGCCATGGCCCAGGTCATGCAGAAGGATGCCGGCGGGGCAATCATGTCAGTGCTCCAGAAGCTGCGCGCACTGCCCAAGGCCGAGCAGGCCGCGACCATGACGCAGCTATTCGGCCGCGAGTCGATCGGTGCGATCGCGCCGCTGCTGACCAATCTGGAGCTGCTGCAGGGCAACTTTGCCAAGGTCGCCGATGCGCAGCGCTACGGCGGCTCGATGTCGGCTGAGTACGCATCGCGAGTGGCCACCTCGGCCAACTCGCTGCAGCTGCTGAAGAACACCGCTGTGGTGGTGTCGCAATCGATCGGCCAGACCCTGCTGCCGCAGTTCAAGCAACTGACCGAGCGCACCGCTGCCGTGGTCGGCCAGGTCACAACGTGGATCCGCGCCAATCCTGCGCTGGTGGGTGCGATCGCCAAGGTCGTCATCGGCGGCGCTGCGTTGCTGACCATCCTGGGCGGTCTGCTAGTGGCCGGCGGCGTGGCTACGATGGCGTTTTCGCAGATCCACGGTGCCGTGGCGCTGCTGTCGGGCGGTGGCGGCTTCGGTGCGCTGCTGCGGCAGGGGCTGGCCTTCGGCGGCCGCGTGCTGCCCGTGCTCGCCAATGGCGCGCGCCTGCTGCTACCGCTGCTCGGCGGCGTCAGCCTGCCGGTGCTGGCGATCGGTGCGGCCGTTGCGGCGGTCGCGCTGCTGGTGTGGAAGTACTGGGGGCCGATCAAGGCCTTCGCCATCGGCGTGTGGCAGGGCATCGTCGATGTCGCCGCGCCGGTGCTGGCCGAACTGCAGGCCGCACTCGCGCCGCTTGGGCCCGTGTGGGACACCGTGGCTGCGGCGATGGGCCAGGCTTGGGCGTGGGTGAAGCAGCTGCTGACGCCGTTTGAGGCTACTACCGCGCAGTTGCACGGCGCAACTGATGCCGGTCGCGGCTTTGGGCAGATCCTGGGCGCGGTGCTGGTCACCCAGCTTCAGTTGGCAGTCAAGGCGATCGGCTGGCTGGTGCAGGCGTTCGTGGTCGTGCTGCCGATGATCAAGCAGATCCTCGGCGGCGTGTGGCAAACCGTCCAGGGCACGTGGTCGCTCATCGTGGGCGTGTTCACCGGCAACGGCGATCGAATCCGCCAAGGGCTGCTGCAGCTGTGGGCCGGCATCAACCTGCAGCTGGCCAACTGGCCGGCCCGAATGCTGCAGGCCGGCGCGGATATGATCAGCGGCCTGGTTCAGGGCATCCGCTCCAAGCTCGGTGCGGCCGGCGATGCGATCGCCAGCGTCGGCAGCGGTGTGGTCGATCGCTTCAAGGGCCTGCTGGGCATTCACAGCCCCTCGCGCGTGTTCGCCCAGCTGGGCGACTTCACCATGCAAGGCCTCACCGTGGGCCTGCAGCGCGGCCAGGGCGCGCCTGTGCAGGCGGTGGCGGCGCTCGGCAACCGGATGCGTGCCATTGGCGCCGGCCTGGCCCTGGCAACGGCCACAGCGCCTGTCGCGGCGATCGATAGCCGGGCGCCGCTGTCGGCCCCTGTGCGCGCGGCCAGCGCGCCTGCAGGCGGCAACAGCTACGTCATCCACGTCCATGCCGCACCTGGCATGGACGCCAACGCACTGGCGCGCGAAGTCGCCCGCCAGATCGAAGACCGCGAACGGCGAACGATGGCCACCCGCCGCTCCAGCCTACGCGACGACTGAGGATCCGCCCCGATGATGATGTCTTACGGCACGTTCGTGTTTTCCCTGGACAGCGCCGCATTCCTGCAGCTGCAGCGGCAGATGAGTTGGCGCCACGCCACCAGCGAGCGCGTAGGCGCGCGGCCGGCCAGCCAGTTCCTCGGACCAGGCGATGACAGCATCGACCTGTCTGGTCTGATTGCTCCCGAACTCATCGGTACCCGCGCGTCCCTGGACACACTGCGCGAACTTGCTGGAGATGGTGAGCCGCTACCGCTGGTCGACGGCGCAGGCGTGGTCTACGGGCCGTATCTGCTGCTGTCGATCAACGAGACCGCCTCGCTATTCTTCGAGGACGGCACACCGCGACGGATCGAGTTCCAACTGAGCCTGCGCCGCGCAGACGACATCACCCCAGAGGCGACCGCCGCATGAGCTACCCGATTCCACAGTGGCGCGTTGTGCTCGATGGAACCGATCTCACCGAGCGCATCGCGCCGCGCCTGCGCGATCTCACCCTGACCGAATGCAGAGGTGGTGACGCAGACCAACTGGACCTGAGTATCCACGACCACGACGGCAAGATGGCGCTGCCAAAACGCGGCGTACGCCTGGCCGTGGCGCTGGGCTGGAAAGCCACCGGCCTGGTCGACAAAGGCACCTTCATCGTGGACGAGGTGGAGTACAGCGGCGCGCCGGACATCATCACCGTACGTGCGCGTAGTGCAGATCTCACCGCCGACATGCGCGCACGCCGCGAACGCAGCTGGCACAACACCACGCTGGGCGCAGTGCTCAATACGCTGGCCGGCGAACATGGCCTGACGCCACGCGTGGCTGAAGAATTGGCGAAGGTCAAGCTGCCGCACTTAGACCAAGCCAACGAAAGCGACATGAATCTGCTCACCCGCTTGGGCCAGCGCTTCAATGCAGTAGCAACCGTGAAGGCAGGCGCGTTGGTGTTTGCGCCGATCGGCGCCGGCAATACGGCGACTGGCAAACCACTGCCGACTGCTACCCTGACGCGGCGCGATGGAGACCAGCACCGCTACTCGGTGGCCGACCGCGATGCCTACACCGGCGTACGTGCGTACTGGGTGGACAAGGGCAAGGCGCAGCGGCAATCGGTGCTGGTTGGTACTGACGACAACGCCAAGCGCCTGCAGGAGTCGTATGCCGATGAGGAAACGGCACGCCAGCATGCACACGCAGAGTTGGAGCGGGTGAAACGCGGAATGGCAAGGATCGATTACACGCTGGCATTGGGGCGCGCCGATCTATCTGCGGAACAGAAAATTTTCCTAGACGGCCTCAAGCCTGAAATCAGCGGAATAAGCTGGCTGATCGCCAGAGTCACGCACACATTGAATGGATCAGGTGGCTTCTCGACCTCTCTGCAACTGGAATCTAGTTCATAAATTTTGGCGAAATTACGCTATCTGCTTGGACAGCGAGCACCGTTGTGATATCCAGGAACAACAGGGGCTGCACAAGGAGATGCACTTATGAAATTAGGAGTTCTAAGCTTGGCTCTGACTACGGCTCTGCTGGCTTCGGCCGGCGTGGGCCCAGCCAATGCCAAGGAGGCCAAAGTCACAACACTGCTGACCACTCAAAAGGTCTACAGTGCCAGTGCACCTGAAGTTGGTGCGATCCGTGACTGGATCACCAAACACTCGCCCGAATATCAGCCGCTTCTTAAAGGCGGCGTAGTTACGGTCAAGCGAACCGGACCAGCGGGTTCTTCGTCGATGGCGACGGCATCTCAAGGACCAGGCGGACCTCCAGTTCCACTCCCCGCCACAGGTCTGCCAGGAGAGACCTTCGAAGTCACACAGACATATCCGAATGGGGGATACGAAACGTGGATCTATGTCTGGGGACTCCAAGACATTCCGTCTGGTCTGGGTGATTGGCAATTGCAATCCTACAAGTTTGACAGGGGCAAGGGAGAAGTTCCAAACAACCTGCCTGAGCCCTGACTCGACGCACCAATAGCGTCTCACCAGGATTCAGCGCACGTACTTACACCGTTAGGAAAGCGGTGATCGCTAGCACGGAGCCAAGCGCGATGACCTGAGAAACCGCCGGCCAACACCGGCGGTTTTTTGCGTCGATGCTTTGCTTTGTGACGTTCATTCCTCAACGTCAGGGCCCGATTGCCGATAACGCACTCTTTTGCGAGGACCAGTTGTCCTATCTGGACGTGGATCACGACTTCTTTTTTTTGCCGCCGCCCATGTTGATTTGCATGTGTCTCTGGTCGATTGGTGCACTGGTTGAAATCACAGAACCAATTTCGCTGTTGTTGAACGACACGACCGGGCCGCTTCCGGTCTTAGAAGACGAGGCATCTGCCAACAAACCCAATGCAGCAAGCACAGCGTTGCGCGCATCCGGTGACGCATCTTTGAACGCAGACAGCAGAAGCCTGTCGGCGGGATCCAACTGGGCCGGATGTCCAGACAGCACGTACATGACATCGACACCACGGTCTAGCGCGGCCAGCAGATACGCTCCGCCGGGCAGGTTGATGTCCTTCTCGAAATTCAGTTGCGCGTAGCGCGTGAGGCCGAGTTGCACGGCCATCTCCTCTTGCGTAAGACCAAGGCGCTTGCGCTCTTCCTTAAGGCGTTTCCCTACAGTCATACAGGCATTCCCTTACTTGACAATGTTGAGTTAAGTCCACAAAATTCCCAAAAGTAGACGGAACCGCCACATGCCCCCTAAGAGTCAGATGCAGCAGTTCACGCCTCGCAGCCCGGAACAGGCGCGACAGTGGCTTGAAGCAAATGGCATCACGGTCTCGGCATTTGCCAGGCAGAACGGCGTGGATCGGTCAGTCGTGCATGACCTGCTCCGTGGCCGTTCTCAAGGCAAATACGGCGAGTCCCACAAGGCGGCGATCGCCCTGGGCCTCAAGGCACCACCCAATAGTGCCACAGAAATCCCAACCGCCAAGAGCGGGCGTGTCCTAGATTTTGTGTAACCGGGCCACAGGCAGGAGACTGCCACCTAACCCGGAGACACCATGAGCCCACGCACACATGAGGTACCCGACGAGCTGCTTAGCAGCCTGTTGGTCAACTACACCAAACCCGAGGATCTGATCGGCGAGAACGGCCTGCTCAAGCAGCTGACCAAGCGGTTGGTGGAGCGGGCGCTGGACGCGGAGATGACCGAACACCTCGGTCATGACAAGCATGAGCCGGTCGCCAACGCGGCCGGCAACACGCGCAACGGACGCAGCCGCAAGACGCTCAAGGGCGAGTTCGGCGAGCTGCCGATCGAGATTCCGCGTGATCGCCACGGCAGCTTCGCGCCACAGCTGATCCCCAAGCACCAGACCCGCTGGGCCGGCTTCGATGACAAGATCTTGTCGTTGTACGCGCGCGGCATGACCGTGCGCGAGATCCAGTCGCACCTGGAGGAGATGTACGGCACCGAGGTGTCGCCGAGTCTGATTTCCTCAGTCACCGATGCGGTCGTCGAGGAGGTCAAGGCGTGGCAGGCGCGGCCACTGGATCCGGTCTATCCGATCGTCTATCTGGACTGCATCCACGTCAAAGTGCGCGAGGGCGCGGTGCGGGTCAAGGCGGTGTACCTGGCCATCGGCATCACCATGGGCGGCGAGAAGGAAGTGCTGGGCCTATGGCTGGCGCAGGCCGAGGGTGCCAAGTTTTGGCTGCAAGTCGTGACGGAGCTACGCAACCGCGGGGTGCAGGACATCTTCATTGCCTGCGTCGATGGCCTGAAGGGGTTTCCCGAGGCGATCGAGGCGGTGTTCCCGCAGACCACCGTGCAGCTGTGCATCGTGCACATGGTGCGGCACAGCCTGAACTACGTCTCGTGGAAACGCCGCGCCGAGGTTGCCGCCGATCTCAAGCGCATTTACGCCTGCGCCACCGTCGAGGAGGCCGAGCAGGCACTGACCGAGTTCGAGGCCAAGTGGGACGCCCAGTACCCGCCCATCAGCCAGTCATGGCGGCGCAATTGGTCACGACTGATCCCGTTCTTCGACTACCCACCGGAGATCCGCAAGGTGATCTATACGACCAACGCCATCGAGTCGGTCAACATGAGCCTGCGCAAGCTGACCAAGAACCGCGGCGCGTTCCCCAGCGACGAAGCCTTGATGAAACTGTTCTACCTGGCTCTGCGCAACATCACCAAGAAATGGACGCTGCCGATCCGCGACTGGAAGGCTGCGCTGAACCGCTTTACGATCCAGTTCGAGGGGCGACTTCCTCAGCGGTAACCCAAACCACGGTTACACAAAATTCTGCACACGCTCTCACCGCCTGGAATGACGACCTACGTCAGGCATGGGCTTGGCTGGCCGCCCATCGGCAAACGGCCATGAACGCTCATGGAAGACCTGTGCACATGAAGGCGGAACGTCGCCGGCTATTGGTAAATCAGTCGGGTACTCCACTGAGCAAGTCGGCCCTCGACAGCGCTTGGCAGCGAATGATCTTGCTCGCCATCAAAGAAGGCGTCATTAAAAATGAAGATCGATTCAGCTTGCACGGACTGAAGCATCGGGGGATTACAGATACAGCCGGCACCCGCGCAGATAGGCAGGAAGCTGCAGGCCACTCGACTCAGCAGATGACCAATCGATACGACCATAGCTTGCCGGTGGTGCAACCCCCACGCGCCTCTAAGTAACCTAAGCTACGACTAGCTCGCCGTCCCCAAAGCTGTACCGGCGAGCTTCGCTTCGCACAACAGCCGTGAATCGTCTCCTGCGCTGATAAGTCATGACTTCGGCATATACGACCTCAACAGGTCTGGATTCATCCAACTTCGACCTTGCTTCTCTCGCCTTTGCAGTCTTCCGCCATAGTTGAAGTACGAGACCAAAAACGCGCTCTGCCGCAACAACTGAAGCAACGAGACCACTCAGGACAACCGACCGCGTAACCATAAGGTGGAACATGCGGGCATAGGCCTTGTTTAGGATCGCTTCAACCTTCGCTTTTTTATCGGGCGAAAGTTCGCCAATTGCCTTGTCCCAGTCAGAGACGGTCTGCAACCGGTCCTTCTTTCCCCTGCGCATGAACGTGACCACGAGCATCTGGGTCAAGCTCATGTCATGAGCATATCGAATGAGTCCGTTCAGCATCTGTCGAGCTGCTTGATAGCCACGACTCTCGAAGCTGATTTCGCGTTGGGCTGCAAGCTCGAACAGTTCAGCACGGAGCTTGAAAAGCTCATCACGAGCCAGGGCAACGGCGCTATCTGGATACTCTCTGGTCCACACCCAAGCCGCATAGGCCACGCCTATCCATACAGCTGCGACAGCTATAAAGGTGATCAT